CGAACAAAAAGACAGACCAAGGCGAAGCACTCTGGCAGAAGAATTAGAGAAGCTGGCTTGTTCTAAAATAGAAGTGGAAGTGGCTTATAAAGGATTCACAGATAACTGGGAGGTCAGGATTGGCGGTGCCTGTGCCTTAGTAGAAACATTCCCCACTCAATGGGAAATAGTCCCTTGGTTGAGGAAGCAAGCAGAGATGATGTATCCTAACTCTAAATATGCCTTGGATTGCCGAGAATTTAGGAAAAATCAACATCAACGAAATCAAAAAAATGTCAACAGAAATAACAACAACAGAGGAAGCAACCGACGTTAAGAAAGTGGAGAAAAAGGAAACAACGATTGCCAAAGGAGAAAGAGTCAAAGCCTCTTATATTTTATGGCGTTCTATCCCTGCGATGTTAAAGATACTACCAAAGGAAGACCAGAAGCGAATGGGGTATGACGTAGATGACCCGATGTTCCAGATACTTCTTTCATTGAAGACCAAAGCAGAGTTTTGCAAGGCTTTTGATATAAACGTTAACCAACCAGCCCGTTGGGAAGCAGATGACAATGTGAAGAAAGAAATAGATAAGCGGTCTATCACTGACCACGTTATGAGATTCAGAAAAGACGTTGATTTCTCTTTTACTCAAAAGGTTTTAAGGCACGGAGATGCCCACCGAATGAAACTCTGGAAGCAGTTGTATGAAGGCTGGACTGAGAAAATAGACAACAGGAATACCAACATTAACTTTGATATGGTCGAGATAGTCAAAGCAATAGAGGAAAGAAACGCCAAGATACGGGGGGATTAGTTGTCCCCACAATACTTGCTTTAATGCCTTGAATACGGCATTATAGGAAGCGTTAAAAGGGTCGGATTATTAAAATTAGCATTATAAAAAATATGAAGGATTTATTTGAAGACGAGAACCTGCTTTCAATGGCAAAGGAAGGTGGCACACTGCTCAACCCTATTTTGAGGGCTTCGGCTGTTAAACAGGTTCAAGGGATAATGGAGGGTCAAGGGATTGCGTTCACTAAAAACAATCTCAAAGCTTTCATCTCGGGGATTTTATTCATAGAGGGTGTTATTCACAAAATGAATGAGATGCCTTTTATAAACGAGAAACTCAAAGTGAACGGAAACCTCACCACTACTTCAATGACCGTTGCTATCTTGATGAACGTGGCGTTGGGAATGGAAAAGGGTGCTGAAGCATCAAGCGACAAACTTAACACAACCCATATATGAGTTTCAAAGCATTCAGCGAAATAAAACAGGAAGACGCAGACGAAGTGGTTGAGTTAATCAAATCACTGACGGGTGCAAAAGCGGTGGTGATGATTATCTCTGAACACGAGATACCGTGTGATGTGAACAAAGAGTTTGGTTCTTGCTCTGGCAACCATTTGACTCACCTTGCGACCTCGGGGATTGACCCGAACCAATTAACAGCATTGCTTCTTCAGTCGGCAGAAGCATATAAGAAAACAAAAATATGAACGCTTTAATCATTTCACTCTTAATGGCAGTCTTGAGCATTATGCAAAATCCCGATGTGCCAGCAGAAGTTAAAGTTCAGGTTTATAATCAAACATTACCAGTAATCACAAAGTATATGGAAGAAGAAACAAAACCAGTGCCTGACATCGGAGAAGCAACCTCAACCGAGGCTACATCCCCGTCTGTGGGTGCTGAAACAGCCCCAGAAGCCCCGTTGGAGGTAAAAGACGAGCCGAAGGTCAATACTCCAGGTGGCGTGAATGTAGAGGCTTAAACAACCTCGCCAGCTATCTGCTGGTTCCACATCGGATTGTTAAGGGGAAACGAGGCAACCTGATGTGGAATTAGCAGGTAAATAAAAACAAATGAGTGAAGAATTAAAATATGAAGACCTTGGCAAACGCTACCCTGATGGCAGACTTGACGCAGGAGACAATGGTGCTATTGAGGCTGCGATTTATGTCAAAGACGGTCGGTTGGTTATAGACTTTGGCAAGCAGTTATCTTGGCTGGGGTTTGAGAAGAAATCTCTGAGAGGATTCATAGACGCTTTAGAGAATAAATACAAAGAACTGATATGAAGTGGATTATCGGCATTTGGTTAATGTTCATTGGTCACCCGTTCTTCGGGCTGGCGGTGATTATATTTTTATGACAAGAACAAGAAAACATATCAAAGAAATGTGGGGCACTGTTTGTAAATTAAACCCAGCAATTAAGCGTCTAAAAACAGAAGAAAAAGAGTATATTTTTAATTGGTTCAAAGCACAGTTTAGACACAGAGAAAGAGAGATGGTTGATTTTATCTCCCACGATATGAAATGCAAAAATGAAGAACAAAGAAAAGAGGTTGTTCGGTCTTATTTAAGAGAATATTTTAGTGAATAAAATGACAAAAGAAATAAAAAAAGGTGAAGCGTGGCGTAGAGGTTATATGGCAGGTGAAAAAGATGCACTGGCTATCCCTTTGGGCGTGAGTAAATGGAAACAACACGGCATAGAGAACGGCTATTGGGATTACTTTGAGGCACAAATCAGAGCTGATTATAAAGACATCTGCACCAAGTGTCGTGGCAAAGGTTATGGCACTTCTTTGGAGTTTGCTGAAGGTGGAGGTAAACGCTGGAAACTACCAGTGATAAAATACTGCGATTGTTCTCGTGGTCAGCAACTAAAAGAGTTATACACCGAAAAAATTAACGTCACAAAAAAGAAGCGTGGTAAAATTTAAGCGGAGGTTCTTGTGCCGACAACAATTGGCTATTCAAGTTATTACTGCCATAGCTGTCAGGCAGAAACAAATCACCGAATTTCACGAACCAACGAAAGTGGTAGTCTTTCACGAGATTGCCTGAGATGCGAGGAAAGGAGTAATCATCCGTATGGCTCATCAAAACGTGCAGATTCCGATGGTGTATTGTTGCCACTGTCATCTGTCAACAAACGCCCTCAACCAGAGATGCGGAAGCTGCGGTAAACCGCATACTCAGCCCGTGCAGGTTGCTCAGGTATTCAAGAAGCAACCCAAGCAGAGCTACTTCAGGTTCAATCACGCACAAACCGTGCATTAAAGGAGGTGGTTTAATATCTTGGCAGCTTGGAAAGACAGGCAGGGGGAGTTATCCACGTCACTCCCCTTTTCATTTGTTTATCTGAAAGTGTTATAATATAAACATCAGGTTAATCTGAACTGCGAAGACTCATCATCTCGTGGCGACTGTTTCCCCGAGGAAACTGCTGGGGTAAGGTGAGAACCGCCCACGATGTATATTTCTATGTTATAATTGGTAGTATGAAAAATACTAAATCAATCGGAGAAGTTAGTGAAGCAATGGTCATCGCCCGTTTGTTGAGTTTAGGTTTCTCGGTTTCAATTCCTTTTGGAAATAATCAAAGATATGACATCATTTTTGATGACGGGAAATGGTTAAAGAAAGGTCAAATAAAAACTGGGAAATTAAAGAAGGGGTGTGTTCGTTTCAACACTTCAAGTGTCAATGGGTTTACAAAAAAGAGAAGTGGTTATAAAGGTCAAGTTGATTACTTTCTCGTTTATTGTCCAGACACTGAAAAAGTGTATAAGGTTCCCGAGATTGAGGTTGGGACAGGCGGTGTTTATTTAAGAGTTTCCTTGCCTAATAAAAACGCACCAACGGGTCGCATAAAGTGGGCAAAAGATTTTGAGATTTAATTGCGGGTGGAGGGTTGGTATCCTGGATGTTTCATAAGCATTCCAAAAGCAGTTCAATTCTGCTATCCGCTACACGGGAGGACTTGGTGTAAGTTTTCATATTTTCTTACACTCTTTTGTTTAAGTTCTAAATTTTAATCCTCCCGTTGGGGATGTCGGGCTTAGACGGTTTTTGTTCTTTCAGATATTCATAGCGGTTAGAGTTTGCGGAAACCTTAAAATGCAATCAAACACAACTGATGAACAATCAATTGTTTCCCCTTACTTCAGTGTTGAGGACTTGTCCTTCGCTTTAGTCTAGGGCGTGCCGAGCATTATAGTTTGCCGACTGCTCAATGGTGCGTAATAAAGGCAAGCTCGCCGAAAAGGTTTGACTCTGTCCCATAAGGCTAAACAAATCAGAGCTGTTATGTGCTGGCTCATTGAACCAGAGATGCTATGTGAAAGTGTCTGCGAGAAGCTAATCGGATGTGGGTTCAACTCCCACCATCTCCACTATGTCAGAGCAAAGCCCTTTTTTGGAAGAATTTAATAAAGCGAAATGGCTGATGTTTTTTGAAACGTCGCCTTTGTCAGACCATTTTGAGAAAATTGCTTTCACTGAGAAGCAAGCCAAAGACATCGGCAACTATGTGGCAGAAGTATTGGGTTCAAAAGACGGTGGTGAGTTTGTTATTCATACTGATGATGATGTTGAAATAGATGTGCCTAATGCAAAATATACTTATCCACCAGAGTTTTTTATAAAAGAAGATGAAGAAGACAATAGTGATTGACCGAGCATACGCCAAAGATAAACTCACCGACAAACTCTGGCGGTTGAATAATCTGTATTATATTAAGACCAAAGAGAAGCGTTTAGTGCCACTCAAACTAAACAAAGCCCAGCGAGATTACTTCACAAGGCGTGGGCTTAGAAACTACATTCTCAAAGCCCGACAGTTGGGTTTCTCAACAGCGTGTCTGATAGACTTGTTAGACGACGCTATTTTTGTGCCTAACACTAACGCTGCAATCATCGCCCACGAAAAAGTAAAAGTAGTTCAGTTGTTCGAGATAGTGCAGAGAGCGTTCTCAAACCTGCCACCAGGGTTGAAACCAAGAGTGTCTTTAGAGAACAGGAACGAGCTCTATTTCCCCGACATTGATTCCAAGATTTATGTGGCTCTTGATACACGCTCGGGAACGGTTCACAACCTTCACGTTTCAGAGTTGGCTTTCATCAGAAATGCAGAGCAAATGATGGCAGGAACTCTTGAATCAGTGCCAAAGGAGGGCAAAATCACTTACGAAACAACCGCCAATGGTATGTCCAACTATGCCTTTGATGAGTGGGTTGATGCGAACTCAGAGTTTGGCAAATTCTTCTTTAACTGGATGTGGGATGACGACTATCAACAGCCAACCAAAAAGACACTTGAGCAGCTTCACGAAGAATATCGTCCTTTGGCTGTCCGTTATAAGCTCATAGAGGACATTTATGAGAGATTTGAGCTGACGATAGAGCAATACAACTGGTATATATCAAAAGCTAAAAGACACAAAGAGTTGGTCGTGCAGGAATATCCAACAACCGCAATGGAGGCGTTCATTTCTTCGGGTAAAGGTGTCTTTCACGCTTCTGATTTGGCTAAACATATTGTCCTTGAGCCAATAGAAAGGAAGTGGACAGACTGCTTGATTTGGGAGAAGCCTCTCACTGGTTTTTATTACACCGTTGGGGTGGACTCATCGGAGGGGGTGGGCGGTGACAATGCGGTTATAGAGGTCTTAAACGTGAATACTGGCGTTCAGGCAGCCGAGTTTGCCACACCTAACCTGCCTCCCGACCAGCTCGCCACTTATGTGCTTGATATAGCCAAATGGTATAACCGAGCTTTGATAGTGCCAGAAATAAACAGCTCAGGCATCTCTTTGGTTGACCATATAAAACTGAAGTATGTGAATATATACCGCAGGAAAGTGTTTGATAAAATATCAGGGATGACTCAAGAAGCAATCGGCTGGCGAACCACTGGCACAACTAAACCTATCTTGATTCACGATTTGGAGGAGGCGACAAGAGAGCAATATATTCTCATCAATTCCGAGGCTGCCTTAAAGGAGATGCGAACATTTGTGAGGACAGATGAATCAGGCAAGCAGGGGTTTGGTGCTGAAGGTTCCAACCACGATGACCGAGTTATCGCCCTCGGGTTGGCGTATCAAGGGGCTAAACAGATGCCACGCAAGGCAAAGGCACCCGAATCAGTGGCTCAAAGAAAGCTGCGAGAGTTTATTGAAAAGAAAAAGCTGGAGACTTATTTCCCCCCAGGTTCTTCGCCAAGTTTGGTGCAACGCCAAAGGCAGAGGTACTCTATCAGGGGTGTTAATCCGTAGTTGTCCACATATTTGCTTTTTATAAATGTGGTATAATTTAAAATACTATTAATTACTAAATAAAATGCCTGAAACAAAAAATCTAAAACCATTGGTTGAAGAACCCACAACTGTCAAAGGTTACAACCCAGAAGGTGATGAGCTGAAAGTTTATAATCAGTTCAAGAACAGAAAAGACGAGCTTCTGCAATCTCGCAGAAACGTCTACGGTCAAGACATAGACAAAATGATGAGGCGGTTTGATACGCAGTATAACAACCGAGTGGCTGATATACCTGCTTCTGAAATGGACCCCGACCAAAAACCAGTGGCTATAAATAACGCCTTTGGAAAGATTCAGGCAGCCCTTGGTATTTTAATAGACAGGAACCCAGATATGACTCTTGAAGAAAAGAATCCTAAATTCTCGGCTTACAGGGAACTGATGAAAGGTTTGTTAAAATCATCTTGGAAGAATACTAACTCTTTGGGTCAACTAAAACTTTCAATCTTTAACTGTGCCAAGCGTGGCTGGTTTGTTGGCAGAACAATGCACAGATTCTTGAAGCACGATGCTCGTTTCCTCTCAAGAGTTGAAACTAAAGACGGCAAAGAAACCAAAGAATACGAAACCAAAGAGGTGACCAAAATGGATGATGTGGCGTATATAAACATAAACAATTTTAATGCTTGGATTGACGAACAGACCACACCAGAAGATTTTTACTCTACTCGTGACTGGATGTGGCGTGAGGTTTGGAACATAAAAGATGTCAGAAGAATATTCCCTGAAGCAGAGTTCCCGAATATGAAATTTGTTAAAGAAGGTGGCAACACTGCTGAAACCATAGAAGGTGTGACTGATACTTCTCAAGCTGGTGCTCAAAGCACTTCATCTGAAGCAAAACAGACCAAGAAAGGTCAAACAGAAATATTCTTTTACGAGAACCAATATGAAGATATGTTTATCGTTCAGATAAACGGGGTAATGGTGGTTTGGGAACCTTTGCCTCAAAACAACAAACGTCTTTCCCTTTGCTACGGCTACTGGAACTTAAGGGGTGCTGAGAGCATTTATGGCATTGGTGTTATAGAGGAAATGGAACGCAACGAGGGGTTGATAGACCGCATTTTGAATATGACAATGAGGCAGTTGTTGCTCACTATTGCACCCCCAGGATTTTACACTGGTTCTGAAGACCCAGAAGACGACAACCTCAAATACAGAGCTGGTGTGCTTAGACGCACAATGAATCCGAAAGATATTACTTTCTTGCAGATTCCCGAAGGAAACCAGCACGGTATGGATTGGATAAGCTGGATTGAAGGCAAGCAAGATGCAGCCACTGGTATCACAAAAATATTAGAGGGCGACCAAGGTGAGAAGAACGCCACGGCTTTTGAATCTGGTTTGAATAAAGAAGCTGGATTAAAGCGTCTAAGACTGCCGTTGAAATCTATTCAGTATGCTCTCAACTGGGAGTTCAACAACAGACTTGATTTGATTAAACAGGTTTATTCTGATTTCAAGGTGTCCCACATTGCCGACCCAGAACAAATACAGGCGTATCTTGAGGACGTTAAAGCCGACCCTGATGCTTTCTTCATTGAAAACGAGGGAGTGGCAGGACAAGAGAAATTCTACCGCACTGATTTCAGAGAGATGCAGTTAAACCTTGACCAAGACGAGAAGGGTAACTTTGTTGAATCGGAAGGCAAGAAGTTCTTCAGGATTAAACCAGAATATCTGGCTTTTGAGGGTGATGTAAATGTGGATATTGATTCTATTTTGATTCAGTCTGAGGAACTGGAAAAAGCTGATGTGCTTAGAATGGCGAACATAATAATCCCCGTCTTACCTGCCGACCCAGCTCTGTTTGCCAAATCAGTGAAGCAGGTGCTTCAAGCATTTAACAAAGACCCACGCAAATGGCTGCCCGATACTTGGATTACTGCACTGGCTACAAAACAAAAACCAAATCCTATGATGAACGCAGGTGAAGGAGGAGGTAAAAAGTTAAACGCCGACACAATCGTTCCCCCGAATGAAGTAAACCAGAACGTTGGTCTGGGTAACCGCTTCTCGGCTGCTTTTAACGCTTTTAAGAATCCAAATGGAGCGTAGGCACGATGCACGATAAGAAATTTTTACAATCAAAATGCAGGAATATGCTCAAGGAATACGCTGACGTTCTTGAGCTTGTTCAAAAAGAAATAATGGATGATTTGGAAAAAGACCGAGTGATTGGTAACTCGGCTTTTGAATATGCCAAGAAAACCATACGCAAAGAAGGTATGCGTGAGGGAATAACAAATTTAATAGCTAAAATTAACAAATATGCCTCCGAATAGTAAGCCGATAAAAGACGGTTCTTATAAGAAAAAATACTGGAGAATCAACTCCAAAGAGGGGCTTTCCCTTGAGTTCTTTCCTATCTTTGAGGTGAATGAAGAAACAGGCGAGGTAGAAGCTCGCTGGCTTGAAATGAAAAGCACCAAAGACGGCAAAGAGCACAAGATGACTTTTAACTGGCTGGATATTTATATGTTCGTGTATTTCACCGCCAACGAAGAACTCAGACAACAGCTGGCTTCAAGGTATGAACGCAAGATTAACTATGTGCCTTACGATGTCACGATACAGCTTTCATCAGAGGAGAAAGCCACGGGGGTAGCCAAAAGACGGGTAGAATTGCCCGTAGACGAGCTCACAATGGCTATTGCACGCAATGAGGCGTGGAAGATAATGTTGCGAGGCAAAATCAAAGACCCCAAGAGTTTTAAATATATCCCAGGTGGGAAAAGATAAAGGTCGTATTATAAGCTTAGTAATTTAATAATTAGTTTTATGGCAAAAGCAAAAGAAGAAAAGAAGAAAGAAGAAGGTGCCGAATCTGGTGCTAAACCAGAGGAAGCAAAAAGTGCTGAGATAAATCCCGAGCTATTCAAAATGCTTCAAGGCATCTCTGAAGGCTTGACGACTATTTCAAGCAATGTTAGTGACCTGACAAATCGTGTGCACAAAATTGAAACGGGCGGTAAAGAAGAATTTAAAGCACACGCCAAATCAGAAGATGTAGAAAAAGCGAAGGCTGGCAGAAAAGACGTTGACCCTCGCATCATTGCAATCGTTGATGAGATATTGGGAGAGGACTTTATGATAGACCTAAAACCCAATAAAGACCGACCAGGGTATTTGTTCTCGCTCATTGTGCCTACAAGATTGTCGGGAAATGAGCCAGATAAACGCCCGATTCGTGACCCCGCCAAACCAGGGGAATATTTGAAAGACGCTTCAGGAATGGTCATCGTGGAGGATTACACCCCAGAAGACCGACGTTCCCGTATGCTTTCAGGCTTGGATAACTTTGACACTATACGCCAACACTGCGAGAGGGTTCGCTCTTTCATAGTTTCGTATTTCCAAAAAGTCTCCAAACCATTACCAGAGTTTAAAGTTAAATAATTATGTCTAACGCATTCAAAATAAAGAAAATGTTTTTATTGGGTCTGGCTTCTTGGCTTGCCGAGCAAAATCTTGTCGGCAGATTGAGCCGAGAGCGTTCTCGTTTCGTGCAAATTCTTTCTGCTGAGATAAACAAAATTGAAGAAGAAAGAAAAGCGATTATAGAAAAGTATGTGGAAAAAGAAGAAGACGGCACTACTTGGAAAAAAACTGTGGATAACGGGGTTGAGAGGTGGTCTATTCCTGAAGAAAAACAAGCAGAAATGCAGAAGGAATATGCTGATTTAATGGACGAAGATTTCGTGCTTGATATAGGCGAAGAACACAAAGCAAAAACGTTGACAGTTAAGGATATTTTGCTGAATACAGATTATAAATTCGGACCGCAAGGAACCACTAATCCTGCTGAAGCAGAAGCAAAAGTCAGACAGGCAAATGATTATGAGAAATGGTGTGAAGCGTTTGAATCGCTTGACTTATAAATTAGTGGTATAATTAGTCGCAGATACCACTTCTTTGACAAGAAAATAGACAATACTCTCGGTGAAGGTTGAACCTTGGTTTCCCTGCGGAAACTAAAGTTCAGCCCTCACGGGCAGTTGAGTTTGTTCTTGTTCGGGAGTTCGCTCTCCCAGTAAATAAAAAGTTGTTAACAAACAAATTTAACTCTATGTCAGAAGAAATAAAAAAGGATGCTGATGGCAATCCCATAGTGGAACCAAAAGCACCGACGGCTGAGGAATTCAAGAAGGTCACCGACCAAATTGAAAACCTCAACAAAGGAATCGCAACTTATCGTGACGCAGCGAAAGCAGCAGAAGATAAGGCTACGGAAATCGCTACGAAATACGAGGAATTAGAAAAAAAGTTTAAGGAAAAAGAGGACATTGACGATGATGATGACCTCTCTCCTGAAGAACGAAAAAAGTTCAATGCTTTTGCTAAAAAATCGGGTTTCGTCACTGAAAAGGATTTGAAACAGGAGGCAGCAAAATCTCAAACCGAGCTTGCTAAATCCATTGAGAATCAGGCGGTAACCGAGTTCCTTGAAAAGCACCCAGAGTATGATAAAGACGAAGAATGGCAGAAGGTGATGGAGGAGTTTAATCTCTACCGCACCCCAACCACTCTCACTGGTTATCGTGCCCTTTTAGACAGGGTGCACAAGAGCATCAATCCCAATGCGAAGGATAAAGCGAAAGCTGAAGCTCGTGCCGAAATTATAAACCGCAGTCGTCTGTCTTTGGGCGGAGGTTCTCAGGGCGGTGCAGGTGAAGGTGGCAAAGATGCAGACATTGAAAAACTGCAGGCTCGCTATCCAAATCTGAGCCGTGACCAAATTGAACAACGCTTACAAGAAATAGACGCACTCGCAAAAGATAAGAAAAAAACATAATGGCTTTTAAACTCTTTCAAAGCTCGCCAAACTGCCCAGTCCTAGCTTATGTTGCTGATGCTTCTGTGTCATTTACACAGGGTAATCTTTGCTATCGTGATACTTCTTCGGGAGAAATCAAGGAAGCAACCACAACTGTGGGCGACGGAACTACGATTGAAGGTGTGGCAGCTGAAACAGTCACAACCGCTTCCTCAAACCCCGAGATTGATTTGCAAATCATAACGGGACCTGGACAGCTTTGGATTGCTGATTGCACCAACGCTACCGCAGCAGACCAGCTTAACAAAGCTCATCTGCTCACCGACGCTGGAACTGTGAACAACACTTCTACGCATTCAACCGACATCAAC